TGAGGCTTGTGATTGTTCATTGTTGATACTGTGTGTTATCACGACGAATAGTGATACGTTTTATTATCAGCGAAGACAGATCCTCTGATATATAGTCTTATCTTGAGACTCATCTTGTCTCATTGAGACTAGGTTGATATAAACAACCCATCATTAGATCCTTGATCTACCGGAAGGCCTTCTGGCGCAATGGTTCCCACGGAAAGCATCACCTACCGGCCCGAAAAACAAGACCCCCCACCCCCTCTAGCCCCCCCATACGGGGGGAAGAGAGCGTCAGCCCCCGACGTTATAGACCTCAGAAATTTCTCCCAAAATCTCAGGAGGTATAGCGAGCCCTGCAATCAGGACACAACAACCTCCCCCTCTGAGACCCCCTAGAACCGGCCTTAACGAAGTGATAGGACCCACAGCCCCAACACTTCCCCCAATACGGCTCACAGGGGCTTCTAGGGGCCTCTGAGAGCGATATAGGTTCATCTCTATCGTATTCGTTATTCATTGGTCTTAAAAGACAACACAGGAATCTGTTGATGAAGGATCTGTCTCACCTGTTCAGCAATAACCCGATGCTCTAGCTGAGTAGACACATCACACCGCACTTGGCAGTAGTGGATAAAGGATCGAATAGACCCAGCCATATACAGCCTTGAGGGAGACGCCATAGGGAGGATTGCCCTTGCACACTCCTTAGCCACCCCACTAGAGACCATCTCTCGATAGAGGTCATCCACCTCAGCAAAGAGCTGTCCTATACGGCGGTAGAAGACCTCCTTCTTCTTCGCATCCAGGTCATCAATAGAGTTCTGTCTATTCTTCAGATCTTGTCTCCTCAACATAGGAATCATGGGAGACCCAATAGAGGTCACATCTGCATACCGCTGGGAGAACTCCTGGAAGCTAAAGGATCTATGTCTAAGGATCTGAGCAGCTATAGCTCTAGTCGTATTGATCTCTACGACCATATGAGCCATCTCAAAGGGAGACCAGTGGTTGTGTTTGATCAGATACCGTAGTAACTTCTCCTCAGTATCCAAGTTCTGTTGGTTACTAGGATTAGATACTCTTGCACAATAAGCAATCAGGTGTTGAGCATCAGGAGTAATCGAGACAAGGGAAACAGCAGCAGACATAAGAAGCGGTGATAGACCTTAAGGACTCTTAGCCAATAGCACTAATAACAATCATATCTAGACCAATAGACAAGAGAATACCTAGGACCAATAGCAGATCAGGCATAGAGAGATACGGCGATAGGCCTTAATACATCTCCCCTCCTATAAGCAGCTATAGCAGCTATGAGAGGATAGAAGTAGGTTAATAGGTAGAGATAATAGTAATACTAATATAATCATATTATTAGTACTGCTATTATGTTGATGATGTATATGTAGTCCTATAAGGCCGGGCTACGCCCGTCCCTCTTATAGGTCAGACATATAGCTGTAGTGATAATAGTTTGTCTATTACAACGGCTTTGATGATTATGTTATTGGTCATTGTCATTCCCAATAAGCATAACCATGCCGTCAGACGGATCGACTGCGAAGACTCATTACATTCGTCTTCTTGTCTCTCCTAGACGGCCCTCGGCCCTCTGCTTGGTCTTAACCAAACGGAGTTGTGTCTTTCCAACGACCGGCCCTCTAAGCCGTTGGCGGTGGGGTAGTTAAGTCCCACTGTCGATCAGTTGTAAGGGGGGGAAAGACAAAGAAGCAGAGAGGGTAATAGGTGTCTACCTATGACCATCCTTCCGTTCCCGTTCAGCAAGGTCTGTTGGGTTTAGGCCCTGAGCTTGTCTGATGTTGTTGTTGTTGTGTTTTATTGGTGCAAAGAGTCTTTGTCTTTCCCAGTGGAGAGAGGGGGAGCCCCCGTGAGGGGGCCATTGATCCGCTGTTCCACATCGCAAGGGCACCACTCCCTGCTAACTCAGTACAAAGCCCTGAGCTGCGGCTAGTCGGTGTCTCAGTTGGAGACGGTGGTTGCTTGGCCGATGGTATCCACATCAACAGCCTTATAGGTGTCGAAGGCGGTAGCCATGAGGGCAAGCAGTTCATTAACGGTCTTGTTAACGGTGGTTGCTCCACTGGTCACAGCGATGGAGACGCTCCCAAAGGAGTTGGTCATCGGTTGGAACTTTTCGTAAGTCCGTGGCATTGGTATTGGGGGATATGGAGGGGGTCGGAGGCGGGAAGCCTGCCGAGCCCTTCAAACATGGGTCTAGGGGGCTGAGATCCAAGACTGGACATGGGGTTTAGCCCCTTGGCGTAGCTGATCTGGGGAGGCTCCTAGGACCAGGAGGTTGGTGGCCTGTTGGGGGTCATCGATGAAGGCTTGAACCATTGCCTTCCACTCCTCCCGTCGTCTCTCCACGATCTCCTGCTGCGCCGAGAGGGCTACAGCATCGAGGAAATACTTACAGCCAAGGGCAAGACCATCCAATCTGTCGTCATGCTTCAGGGCTCCTTTCTCTCGGCAGATGCGGGAGAACTGGTAAGCCAGCATGTATTGGAGACGCAGCTCCGGTGCATCCTCTGGGTTAGAGCGGTAGTCCCACTCAATCACCTTTGGATCAATGACTAGGCGGTGTTGGTTAAGAAGAGGTTCAAGGGTGTCAATGATCCTCTCTTCCTTACGAGTGGTAGACCTTACCTCCTCAAAGTCAATCACAACCTTCATCTCAATAGCATGTCTCTTCATCAACTCTGAGATCATACCATCACCGAAGTTGGTCTCAACCAAGAGCTTCGTTGCCTTATGAGATCTACAACCAGAGAGAATCTGTCTTAAGGTATTGTCTGAATAGCCGTCCTTAAATGCTTTGATCTCCCTGACGTAGATCAGACCATTGAGTTGGGAGAGATAGACCGCTACCGTCTCATCTAAACCACGACCGGAGGGGTCTACAGCGCAGATCGTCTCTGAGTAGGGCCTGTAATCGCCTTGAAGGGCCATTGGAGCGTAGAAACGATCTCCAGGTAGGCCAACAGCCGGAAGCTCCTTATAGACGTTCCTAGGGTCACTAGACCAAACGATGTTCTCGGGGCCTTGGTCTGGGTTGACGGGGGTAACGATAAGGTCTTGGAACTTGAGGGGGAACTTCTCCGCATCAGACAAAGATGTATCCAGCATGAACTGGAGCATGAAGTTGCTCCTGCCCATTGCCGCCTCACGTTCCACCAAGTCAAAGTCTGAGAAGCGGGTATCGGTCGGAGTCCAACTCAGCTTCTCAATCCCTTTGTCATCAATATCCTTTTCCAACTCAGGGGCAAGGAACCCCTCATAGCCACTGACCTTACGGGGATACCTTGCAGGCCAGACAAAGGGCTTATAGCTCCTCTCTGCCAGCTTCCGATACACAGAGAAGACACTCTGAGGAGTCCCAAGGAACATGATTCGGGAGTTCCCTTCAGGGATCAGAATGGCTTCGGCTTCGGTGACAAGCTGTAGGAGCTTCTCCCGCTGCATGTCTGTAGCGGAGTTACCGGGGACCTCAACGTCATCAAAGATCAGGAGGTTGGCACGAGAACCAGTCATCTGACCAGTGATACCAACACTTTTGACGGAAGGGGCTTGGTGAGGCTTAGCAGGACCTACATCAAACGAGATCCGAGACCAGCGTTGGTCATCCGACTTTGGTTGAAGGTGCCCTAGCCAGGGAATATCAAGGATCAGCTTTTGACAGAAGATGGAGAAGTTATCAGCACGTTCCTTCGATGCTGAGATAACCATAATCTTCTGGTCTGGGTCTTTGAAGAGAGTCCAGAGGACAAAGGCTGCTGTAATCCAACTCTTACCAACACCCCGGAAGGCGGAGATCTGAAGACGCTTAGGACCGTTCTGGAGGTAATTAGCAATAGCCAGTTGAGCCCTAGTAGGTTGGGGGAGACCTAGCTCGTTCCATACAGCAGCAAGGAAGAATCTAAAGTCCCCCTCTAAACGGTCTAGAACCGCTTTATTTTTACTCATAGGTAGATAGACACCCCCTAGAGGGCAGAGGCCCCTTACAGAGCCTTCTAGAGGCCTCTCAGGCGGTCTCTAGCCATGAAGAGATCTGCCACTCCTTCAGGTAATCGTGAAATGGTTGATTGCGATACCAAGAGAGGTAATGGTTGGATCCCTTTTCTTGGTTACAGCGGCGGCAGGCACAGACAACATTCCGAGACGTGTCATCCCCACCTCTTGATTTGGGCTTGACATGATCTAAGGTTAGATCAGCCGTAGAACCACAATAGACACATTGGTTTTGAAACACCTCCTTAATTGCTCGTCTCCACATACGCTTTGCTTCTGAGGAAGTCATGGCGAGTAAGTGAGCAAGGTAGAAATCAGGGGTGAGAGGGGCCATACCTCTTACTTAAGGGTGGATTTGCCGTTAGCTCCGTTACGGGCTCGATTCTTGGACCGTGATTCAAGAACCATCTTCCCGCTCTTGGTGTGAGAGAGGTCAGGACCGCCTTTACCAGCAATCCCGCGCTTGCGGCGTTCAGTCCACCGTTCTTCTGATTTCTGTTTGACAGAAGGTGATTTGTTTAGCTTACGCTGGTAAGCATTTTTCTTGGCTCGTGCTTCAGGATTAGAAGCGTAGTAACGAGACGACTTACTTTTGCCTTGGGCCATTGTTATCGTTGAAATAGACGTAGTTCTCAAGGCGTTCTATCCGTGCGTTGCTCTGTCCAACTTGCTGAACAAGAACATCAACGGACTTAGAAATGTTATGGAGAGTGATCAGGTGCCAACTAAAAAGACCAAGAGCTGCCGCTGCAAGGGTGTTCCTGATTGTCTGATCCATTACCTGACAACCTCTTGAAGGGAGTCAAGATCAAATTCAGGAATACTCTTAAGGAGGTTCTCCAAGGGGGAGCCTTCTACAGCAACACCAGTAACGTTGTTCTTATGAAGCCAGTCAGTAGCAACCTTAAGGTCAGCAGGGCTGGCATCACCAGAGCGGATCTTAGAAATCAGAGTTTCAGTAACGATACGATGAAGCTCGTCAAACTGGTCTTCCGATGCGCGTTGAGATTTAGTCATGCTGTTCCATCAACCTAATGAGCTTCTGAGGGTAGATAGGATCAGTCGCATATCCTTCACGCTTCAATAGATATGCACAGTCTTCACGAGTGGCTGCTCTATTAACACCTTTGTAGCCCTTGTAGTCCTTATACCACTGGGTAACAAGATGATTAACGCAATCAAATGGTGTAGCGAAGTCTTTGAAGGAAGCTTTGATGGTCACAGGACCATTACCGTAGTCTTCCCAAGTAGTCTTGACCGTTCCCGGTCCTTTAATTCCAAAAAAGTTATTCTTACCAGATAGGGCAGTGCCATATGCACTCTCAAGTGCCCACTGTGCTGCCACAACCTCAGGAAATTTAGCTCCAGCCGCTGCTGCAGCTGCCTCAATACCATCCCAGGAATTAGAGAAGGTTTGAGTTGGGGGTTTAGCGGGAGGTTGTCTCCAAGCCTTTACCCATTCCTGATCTTCAGAAAGGCCCTCCTCTCCAAGAAGTTTCTCAAGGAGTTGAAGAGCCTTTACTTGATTTGGCA